AGAGTACGCCAAGTATACTTACTACATGCAACAGATAATGCAAAGAGAAACTAAATGACTGCTCAGATAACATGTTCACCTGCAGGTGAGAGTGATACTCAGTTCGCTGAAAAAACTCGACCTGATTATACGGTATCATTAACTGTAACAGGTTCAGATGATGCCGAAGGTACTGTGGAAAACGTAACATGTACAGGAGTCACTTATGAATATTATGATGGACAAAACAACACCCCCATCGGACAACCTGTTACAGTAACAGGTCTTACGATAACCCCTGGTACTAGTAGTGTTACTATTACTGGAACATTTGATGATCCATTTAGTGATATATTCACCTATGTGTCAAAAGGTTCTACCAATAATGTAGAAACTCCTACAGTAGTGATAGGTGTATCGAATATGGTTCCTAATAAGGAATATTACGATCTTAACCAAGACACTCGTTCTCATGTTATACTAACATTTGTTATTGTTGTCACTGTGGATGGTACTGATGAAACACTCAATGCTACCTTACAAGTCAACAATGAGTGGGAAGGAATAAGATCATTTGTAGACACGTATTACGATTAAATGACCTATTACGCCAAACCCCAATTTTTACCCTATGATTCATGGTTTACAATTATGCCCGAAGATATTAAACCTCTAGTAGAGGACGTTAAAGAAGAACCTGTTACTTTACATGAGACCATGTTTAGAACAGCAAGATCAAAATTTAATCCTTTTTCAGTAGAAGGAGAAGAACACATTGGAGGTTCAGAACAATGCCAGCAGTTACAAGAGTAGGTGACAGTGAAATATCCCATTGTTCTGGCATGGTACGAGCCAGTGGTAGCGGTAATGTATTTTGTAATGGTATCTCAGTAAGTAGACAAGGAGATCCCAATACCGTTCACGTCTATCCTTCTGGAAATAAGTGCCCACCCCATAGTACTACTATAAGTAGTGGAAGTTCTACCGTTATTGTAAATGGTAAAGGATGTGGTAGAATAGGAGATCCAACCTGTACTGCAGTATCGGGTGGAAGTAGTAATGTTTTTGCTGGAGGATAATGCCTCAAATTATTGATAATTTTATAGATGACCATTCTTTAGAGAATATAAAATCGACTTTAAGATTTCCAGGATTCTGGAGTTACTGCCCAAATAAGGTAATTTTGGGTAATGAGGACTATAGAGACCTCCAATTTAACCATGAGTACTATAGATTGGGTCAAAAACAGTCAGAATACTTCGATTTAGTCACTCCGATCTTTAAAAAACTTCTCCCTCTGGGAATTTATCGTGTAAAAGCGAATTTAGAGCCCTTTGGGGGCGAAAAACCCTTTAAAAGTGAGTTTCATTGGGATTTTGTGGATGCAAAACAAAAAAATCCCGCAAAAAATCTCGAATGTGCTATATTTTACGTAAATTCTTGTAATGGATACACCGAGTTTGAGGATGGAACCAAAGTTGAGAGCGTAGAGAATCGAATTGTACGCTTTCCTGGCAATATGAAGCACAGAGGAGTTGCACAAACGGACTCTAGGGTACGTCATGTGATCAATTTTGGATATATTATGCCAGAGCTTGACAAATCCAAGAGTGTTTGATATACTTATTATGTTGAGTTGATCGCTCAACACGGGAGTGACTGAATAAACTTTCTGGCATATAGCTGGTTAAGGTGACGAGACACAGGTGGTGCTGCTGGCAGGAATGTCAGAATCGACTTACCAGTCGGGTCTCAGGCAAGGATGTAAAATTTACTACTGTAGTAATGCCCGTCCTTTGTTGGTAATACAGAAATCCAACCTCCCACCCTTACACACACTGAAAATATCTTCTTTTAATCGACACATGGCAGTACGTACAAAAATGGGAGGGTTTGGAACTTCGGTTCAGGTTGAAAAGAACCCCAAAAAGACCAGACAAGGTAATTCACAAAACACAAAATACAGTGCTACTTCAAGAAACGGAAAGAGGAAAAAGTATCGAGGACAAGGAAGATAAATTGGGGGTCTAACGACCCCCTTTTTTAATGCTTATAGATAGTTTATCCTATAATATTACCAATTATGTCTGGTGTCGCCAATAGACCAGTAGATATGAGTGACAAATTTAAAGAAGATGGATGGGAATATTGTAAATATTTGATCACTGACCCCCGATCTGATGCTTATATAGAGGCACATAAGAAAAATCTGGAAAAAAGTGATATATAAGTTATAAAACCTTGCTAAAATGGCAACTGTATCGAAAAAATTTGTTGATTTAAACCCAAATTTTGATGCAAATCCCTTAACTAAGGATTTACCACTGCTAAAGAACGCTGAAGCGATCAAATTTGCAGTGAAAAACATTGTAATGACTGCTAGAGGGGATAGAGCGTTTCGTCCATTTTTTGGATCTACAGTTTCTAGCTCATTATTTGAGAATTTTACCTTTGCAACAGCAGATGATGTAGCAATTGCCATTGAAGATGCCCTAAATGCCTACGAACCAAGGGTACAACTGCTAGATGTAGATGCAATTGATGACATTGATGGAAATTCTTTGGATATAACTGTGAGATATAAAATTATTGGTCTACCTTTGGACATTCAATCGCTTAACTTAATACTAGAAAGAGTATAATGGCTTTTAATCAAGTAACTAATCTCGATTTTGAAGAAGTAAAATCCAGTTTGAAGAACTTCATGCGTTCTTCTGAAACCTTTAGTGATTATAACTTCGAGGGATCGGTATTATCACAGTTATTGGATGTATTATCCTATAATACCTATTACAGTGCCTTAAACGCCAACCTGGTGGCGAATGAGGTCTTTTTTGATAGTGCCTCCATAAGAGAGAATGTAGTATCACTTGCTAAGTTAGTTGGATATGTTCCAAGGTCTGCAAAAGCAGCAAAAGCAACTATCACTATGGACTTCTTGGTTACTCCTTCTCAAGAGTCATTAACCATCAAGAAAGGTACTGCCTTTGTAGGTGCTAATGGTGAAGGAACCTTTGTATTCAGTGTTTTAGGAGATGTTACTAGAGAAGCATACGTTGATGGTAATGGAATTCGTCGTGTCACCTTTACAGACATTGACATTTACCAAGGAAACCTTTTAGAACTTAATTATACAGTAGATACAACTATAAGACAGTCCTTTATCGTCCCTAGTGCTGATGCAGACGTTGATTTGATCACTGTTACTATAGATCAGGCAGATAATGCAGTTCCAATGTCTTACAAACCAGTAAAAGACATTACTGAGATTACTACAACTGATAGAATCTACTTTATACAGGAAAATAAGAGTGAACAGTTTGAACTTATCTTTGGAGATGGAGTATTTGGTAGAAAATTAGTCAGTCAGGACAAAATTAACGTTGAATACCTTAACACTAACAAAAGTGCAGGTAATGAGTGTGCTAGTTTTGAATTTGTAGGTACTATTACATCTGGAAACACTATAATAACAGAATTACAACCTACAATTACGGTAACTACCAATTCTTTTGGTGGTGCTGAGCCAGAAAGCGTAACTTCTATTAAGTATTTGGCTCCAAGATACTACTCTTCTCAGAGAAGAGCCGTAACTGTACGGGATTATGAAACTTTAGTTGCAGAGTTATATCCAAACTTACAATCTTTATCTGTATATGGTGGAGAAGAAGCAAGTCCTCCGCAATATGGAAAAGTATATATTGTAGCAAAGCCCAATGGTGCAGAAGCACTTACAACTACTGCTAAGAAGGAATTGCAGAAGTCAATTAAGAAATACACTATTCTTACAGTCATTCCAGAGATTCTAGACCCATCTTTCCTATATTTGGAGATAAGCTCCTTTGTATACTATGATAATAACAGGACAAGAAGAAAATCAGCTGATATTGCAAATGTAGTAAGGGGTACTATACAGAATTTCGGAAATAACAGGGATTTGGAGCGTTTTAACGGTAAATTTAAGTATTCTAAGCTGATTGGTCAAATTGATGCTGCAGATTCGGGTATAACATCCAATATTACTCGTATTAGGATGAAAAAGAACATCCAAGCACTGACTAATGTGTTTGCATCTTATAAAATCTGTTATGGTAACGTAATTTCACAAAATACCGACTTAGTATCGACTGGATTCAAGTTGACTGGTGAAGATCAGTCATATATTTGGTATTTGGAGAAATACGGTACAGACAGTATTGCAATTTACCGTGTAGATGGTAATGAGAAGAGGTACTTTAGTCAAAATATAGGAACTATTGATTATTCAATGGGTGAAATAAATATTAACGGTATTAATATCAGTTCTACCGTAGGTAACACAGATTATATCTCTGTATCACTAGTACCTGCTTCAAATGATATTGTTGCCTTGAGAGATCTGTATTTAACAATATCAGATTCAGATATTTCAGTTTCAACAGTTTTAGATGAGACAGCATCTTCATCTAGAACATCAGGAGTAGGTCAAACCCCAATTTATAGCTAATGTTCAATTCTCTGCAAGTATCGAATGCCATTGAGCAGCAGGTTCCAGATTACCTGTCAAATGACTATCCAAATTTTATTGCATTTATCAAGGACTACTATAGATTCCTAGAAACCAATGGTAATGCCTTAGATTTGATAGATGGGGTAACAGAATTAGTTGATATTGATACTTACACTGGTGCAGACGCTACTGCCACTCTAGAGGGTGCTGTAACCGCCTCAGATACGTCTATTACCGTTTTAGGGTATGTAGAGTTCCCTAGAAATAATGGACTGCTTAAAATCGACGATGAGGTCATATTTTATAAGAATATAGAAGCTAAAGAAGATGGTGGTATTAAGAAAACCGTTTTTAATGATTGTATAAGGGGATGGACGTATAATACACTAACTCTTGAGGGTGGATTCACTCCAAACGTTGTTACAACTCCTACAGATCACTCTAGTACTGCAATTGTCTATAATCAGTCATATACTTACATTTTATACTTCCTAGAGCAACTTAGAGAGCAGTATTTAATAGATTTTCCTCAAAATGTATTACAAGACAATTTAGACCTTGTAAATGTTGATTTTCTTCTAAAAAAGGCAAAAGATTTCTATCTTGCAAAAGGAACTCCTCAGGGAATTGATTATTACTTCAAATTCCTCTTTCAGGAGAAACCAGAGCTTAAAAATTACAATGAGGCACTAATAGATTCTTCAAATGCAACTTATCAGAGTAAAGAGATCGTTAGATTAGAATCTTTAGATAATTACGATCCAAGATTGCTTGATGGTTCATCTTTGATGCAAGGAACTAATGAATTTCCAATACAGACAGTAGAAAATGTATTTTCCTTCTCAAGTCAAGTATATGAGGTTGAATTGTCAAATGGGCAACTTTTAAACCCAACAAGATTTACAAAAATCACTTCTGCACTATCTGGTGATAAATTATTCGTAGATTCCACTCATGAGTTCCCAAAAACAGGATATTTGCGTATTGGGCAAGCTTTAGTTGAATATACTGGAAAAACACTTAATTATTTCAAAGTTAAGGACTTTGGTGCTACAAGATATAAAGTTGGAGATCAAATCTGGGATCATTCTAGTTTAGCAACAGTAAAGACAAGACCAGACATATTCTTTGCAATTTATGCTGGAGTTTCGAGTTTTAACGTAGATTCGACATTTACCTCTTATCAAGTTAATGATATTGGTACTGTAATTGATATTGTTAGTCAAGATGACTTAATTCTTAATAATTGGTATTTTAACGATCTTTTACCTTGTACAGTTAATTCTGGATTCTTATCTGGTATTAATACTGTTTGGTATGATAGTGAATCTGCTTATGTCTATACATCAAGCATCCCATACTATGATATTTTCACAATACCTAGTAATATCCTCCTAGAAGATGGAGATTGGATTAGACGCTTTCCAAGATCATTTAATCGTAATACAGAAGGAAATAGAGAAGATATACCAACTAATGAACCTATAGGTTTCTTAAGAGATGGAACTGCTGTTTTAAGTTGGAAAAGTAGTACAACTATCACTAGAGGTAAATTAGAGAGTGTTACTATTGAATCTGGTGGAGATAATTATAATGTTAACAATCCTCCTTCAATTATCATTGATGTACCTAGAGGAGAAGATGGAAGAGACCTTACAATACCTGCTTTGATTAATCCAGTTAGTGGACATGAAGGAACAAGAGCAGAAGCAGAATTAATTGTACATGGATCGCTAAAAGAGGTTTATATTGAAAATTCTGGTTTAAGTTACCCTAAGAATATTAGTATTGATATTATTAAGGATTCAGGTGATACTGAGTACACTGGTAGTGATTTTTCACCAGCTATAGTTCAGCCAATTGTAGTTAATGGTAAAATAACAAAAGTAAGGATTATAGATCCTGGACAGGGTTATACTAAGCAACCAATAATAAGAATTACTCCAGTTCTTAATCAGCAAGCTGGTGTAGTAGAAAATGCTGTATTAAGTGCTTTTGTTACTGGTCCTATTTCTAAAGTTAATATAACCAATCCTGGTGCAAGATATATGCAGGATCCTACTTATGAACTTACAAAGGGTTCTAGTGCTACTGGATTCGTAACAGTATCTAATGGTCGGATTATACAAGCAACAATTATCAATGGTGGTCAGCAATACAATAGTCCACCAGTAGTCACCATTAAAGATAATGCTAATACTGGAAGTGGTGCTATTATTGTACCAACTATGTCTGCTGGTGCAGTTACAGGATTAAAGGTAATAAATGGTGGAATTAACTATTCAGATAATGGAGTTACCTTAGATATTGCAGAACCAGGTTCTGGAGATATATTATTGCCTAATGTGACTAAATGGGATCTTATTAACAACTTTGATGTTAATAATATCTCAGATTACTATGATGACCCATCTGGACTATTTTTAGCAGGTGAAAGAGCAATTGATATAGATGGAGAAAATTATATTGGTAAAAAATTAACAGTATTAGGTCCACCTAGAAATTTAACTATTAAAGATGATGATGTTGTATCTACAGTTGATTTTACAGATGCATCAGTTCATTCTCCGATTATTGGTTGGGCATTAGATGGTGCTCCAATATATGGTCCTTTTGGATACAAAAATGCATATGAAGCAGATCCTACTCAAATCAAGAAAATGCAGAGTGGGTATATTAAATATACTTCTGTACAACATGAAACTAATGAAGATCCTATTAGAGTAGAAGCTTCTAATATACAAGGTCTTGATACTTATGGTTTAGGGTCTTTTGCTCAAGATTATCATTGGAGTCCACTTGCTGCTGATTTAGATGAACAAAATGGTAGATTCTGTGTTACACCAGAGTTTCCAGATGGTGTCTATGCTTATTTCATGACTTATGACTTAAGTTCAAATAATATCATTCAAAGTGGATATCCATTCTTTGTTGGACCAAAATTCGCAGGAGTAACATATAAAGATTTTAATGACTTAGAAGTTGTAGATACTGATGCTATTAGTAATGTTACTAGATACGTTTCTGCTCAATCAACTACAGTATCAAGAGCTATTGATAAAGGTAGTTTCCAAGTAGCATCTGTACCAACATCATCTTTAGCTACTTTAGATTCTATTAAGATAATAACTGGTGGAACTGGATATAAGATTGGTGATACTGTAGTATTTGATAGTACTGATACTGAAGGATTTGGTGCTAGTGGATATGTTAGTGTATTGGATGGTCAACCAGTAACTAGTGTTAGCTTTGCTGAATATCACTATCTTGAGTATTCAGAGGAATTACAGCACTTTACAGTTGGACAAACAATAAAGAATAATGATACTTTCCAAGGAACTATACACAGTATAGACCCTAATAATAGAAGAGTGTATTTAGATGCTGTTACGAGTCATCCAGCAGTCGGAGACGAGATATATGATGATACTTTAGTAGTAGATATTAGCATAGCTAGTGAATTAGCAGGTGATGATAAAAGTAGTATTTCTGTTACTGCTAATGTAACTGGAGCATTATTAACTCAAGATCTTAGTAGTGTTGATACATATTTTTCTTTAGGAAGCTTTACTAATGGAACTATTTCTGATTTTTATTCTGCAACTGAAGTAAAGTATATTAAAATTGATGATGAGTATATGAAAGTACTTAAGCAAGTTACTGGTCATATATTTGTTTTAAGAGGTCAATCTGGAACTATTCCAGCAGTACATGCTTCTGGTGCTTCTATAACTTTATGTGATGCTATTGAAGTATTTGATAGTTCTCCATTTGTTATTGGAGATGTTATACAGATTAATAATGAATATGCTAATGTTGTTGATATTCAAATTACAAAGGAATCCAATTTCTTAAGAACTAGAATTGTAGATGGAACTGGAACTACTTCTGGTAATACTTATTATTTGTATTTGAATAAGGTACTTCAAAGTTTATCTGGTGTTAGTGGTGATGTTGTAAATTTAGATGGTGATAGTAATATTGAAGATTTAACATTAGATCAAGGAACTTTTGATGCTAGTCCTGTTCCTGAGATATTAGTTGGTACAACCACTTATGATCCTACTGCAGTTATTAGTGATAATATTAATATTCAAACATCCACTTATAAGCATTTACTTATTGTTGAGAGGTCTACTTATGGAACTACTATTTCTCAACATTATCCTAGAACAACAGTTAATAAATTAACTAGAGTTTATGCTACAGTTACAAAATACGAACAAAATAGAATATTAACTAGTATTCTTGCTCAAAATAATGGATTATCCTCAAATGATCATGTAACAATAGAAGCATCTACTGCACAAGCAAATAATGTAAATATAACCTTATCTGGTTCTACATTAACTCAAGGTGGATTTACCTTAACTGATGGAAACTATTATAAGACATTCTATGAAGGATCTTCATATAATTATGTTTTGAGTAATAGTGATCCATTTTCGGTCTCTTTCTTTAGTCCAGGATCTAGTGCTAAACAAAGAGAATACTTTGATGTTCGTATTACTAAACAGATAGATGCTGGAACTGGTCAATTAACATCATTTACGATTTATCCAGATTCTTCCGATTTGACTGAATATGTACTAAGATTTACTAATTTAACTGATGGTTCTGTTGTTGATGTACATGCATCTACTATTCCAGAACCAATTAATGGTGAATATTTAGTTGTTAATTCTAGTACTTCTAATTTTGAGATATACACTCCTAATGATCCAATTACTGCATTAACTAACCTTTATAATGCAAATACATTTAAATATAAGACAGATTCATCTACAGCAACTGGTCCTATAAAAGTTGCTACTTTAACCTCTGGTGGATTTGATTATGATATTATTCCTGCAATTACTGGAGTTAATAGTACTGCAGGTGTTAATGCTATATTAGAACCAGTATCAAAAACTATTGGTAGTATACAAACAGTTAAATCAATTACCTCTGGATATGGATATAATCCAGCATCAGATAATAGACCTGCATTAATATTCCCTCAGATTTCAAAAATATCTCAAAACTTTGTAGTTTCTGATGTAACTATTACTGATTCTGGTGAAGGGTATGTATTTACTCCAAGAGTTGTTGTTACTGGTGGAGGATTATCTGCTGGTGATTCTGGACATCTTACAGTAGATCCAGTAGTTGTAAGTGGTAAGGTATTAGAATTACCAATTATATTTGAAGGTATTAGGTATTCTACTGCACCTATATTAGACATTGAAAAGTATTACTTTACTACTCTCAATAGTAGTGGTGATCTACAGTTTAAATTTAACTTTAAAGAGTATTTCCGAGATAATGACTCTTATAAGATTAGAGCATATTATAATGGTGGAGAGAATTATGTAGAAAGTGGAACTTTCTATGCATATATTGATACTATTACTATGAAGAACAGATATGATTCTAATGGTAATGTTTATGTTGATCCATTAAGTACTCAACCTGTCGGTAGTGGTGGTGCTGCAGATAAAGCAATTATAGTTCCAAATGGAGTTACTATTGAATATTATCAAGTAATATTATTAGAAAGAAAAGCAACAGCAACAGCAACAATTAAAAAATCATCATTTATTACAAATGAGAAGGTTTATATTGGAGAATCTCCAGGAAATATAACAGATCAGTATTTTGGTTATGTTGCTACAAATAAGGGATGGCAACCTAATAGTTCTATTATTAGATTAGAAAATTCTAATAAGAGTATTAAGGTAGGTAATGTAATAGTTGGTGTAAACTCAGGAGCATATGGATATGTGGATGAAGCATATAATGCTAGAACTGAAGCAAAACTTGGTGCTGTAGTTGAAACTCCAAAACAATTCTTAGATACTAAATCTCATATTGGATATGGTGTATACAAAATACAAGATAGTTTAAAATATCAAAAGTTTGCTTATGAGATATCTTCTCAAACACCTTTCCTTAATTGGAGAGAGGGTTATCAAAAGGCAGCACATCCTGCTGGATATAGATTATTTGCTAACACTGAGATAAAGAATAGTAGCATCATGGGTAGGTATGATATGCCCGAAAATGGTAAGTTTGATGTTGTTGGAGAAAAGGTTGATATTAAAGGTGGAACTACATTAAAGGTTTCTACTGATGTTGATAGTATAGTAAGAATGAATCAGAAATATAATTATCTGGTTACTAGAAATAAAGGATTTGATGAAGTAAATGTTCTTAATAAATTACTTACTGACGTTAAAGATATAAAGACATCAGTTGTTGCCGTATTTGATGATATTTCAGATCAATTTGATGGAGTAGAAACTAGATTTGAACTTAAAGTAGTTAATCCAGCCAATCCTACAGATAATAATGGTGATATCAATTATATTGAAGGATATAATGTAGACCAAATGGTTATTATCCTTGATAACATTATTCAGACATATGGAACATCATGGATCATAACTGACTCTGATAAAACTCTTGATTTCACTGAATCAGTAAAAGATCTTGGTGAATTAATGCCAGCAGGTGAAACATTAACATATAGACAGTTTAATGAGGATATGGTTATCCATAACCATAGTTCAACACAATCTGCTGCATTAACATCTGGAAATCCTATTGCACTAATAGATTCAGTAACTACTAATGCATTCCCTGCATCAATATACACATCTATAGATGAAGATAATTGGATGGTCTTTATTGATGGTGTTGCACAGTTAAAGAGTAGTTTTGTTATCGCTTCTAGTAATAATGGAGAGATTGCCTTTAGTCAAGACCTTGCAGGTGGATCTCAGATAAATGTTCGTTTTATGAATGGATATTTGAAGAATGAATTTACTAGTGGAAGCGTAACAGCATTAACTGCAGTAACATTAACTAATAAACCTTCTAGTTCTACCTCTAAGGAAAGTTACTTTGTATGGGTTGATGGTGTATTACAGTCAACTGATGATTATGAGATAGATGGAAGTAAAGATATAGTATTTGATTATGGATTCTCTTATGATAGTTTAATTGTTATGATTGATCCTTTAGGAGTATCACTAGAGTCATCTACTCATGGAATTATTAATAATCAATATGCTTATAAAATTGATGATGGACAGCTTGTTATTCCAACAGGTACAGTAATTAACTCAAAAGAGTATCTTGTAGATATTGCAGGTGTAGTTCAAACCCCAGATATTGCATATAAGACAATAACAAGTGGTGTTAGGAAAATTAACTTCTTTGAGGCACCACAAAGATTTGTTGGTCCAGATTTAACAGTTGGTAGACAGTTTGTTGGTCTTCTTTATAGAAGAAGAGGTATAGGTGATCAAACTACTATTAATGGTCAATCAATTACTCCACCTGATCCATTAAACTATCAGTTTGATGATGTTAGTAAGAATGTCATCATGGTTAAGGAAAATCCTGTTAATTTTGTTGTTGGTGACTATGTTGTAACATCTACGTCTTCTGGAAGAATAGAAGCGATACAAGATGAACTTAATAAGAAGGTAGTTAATACAGGAATAACTTCAACTGTTGTTGCTAATGCTGCCACATTTAATCTTACTTTAGCAGATATAGTAGGATTGAATGTAGGAGATAGGGTTAAGTATAATGCTTCTATAGGATTAACTAGTCCTGATGATGATGAATTAGAAATATCAGCAATAGACAATGATCCAGATTCTGGTACTTATTTACAGGTAACATTTACTAATATTAGTGGTGGTAACTTAACTATTGAGGTTTTAGACCTAAGTTCTATTAGAATTAATCATTATGAAATATGGGTAGAAGAATTAACAACATCTAATGCAAATAGAGATCTTGCTTTTGCTTCAAGTGATACATTAGAAAGTGGAGTTGTATCTGCTATACCAACAAACACTGCTACTATTTTGAATGAACCATTTGGTTTATTAACCTCAGAGACAGTATTTACTGTAGCAAGTTCTACTGGAATCACTACAAATGATTATTTGGTTATTGATAACTATGAAGTAGTTAAAGTCAGTAATGTATCAACAAATGATATAACTGTTACTAGGGCTCAGTTAACTACTAGTAATGATAGAGTATTTGCTAATGGTACTACTGTTAAAAAGATAACTCCAAGAACTCTTACTGCATCTGCTTTCTATAGAGGATTTGATGGAGATAAAACTACATTTGAATTAAAGAAAGATGGTGAGAAAGTCAATATACCAACTAATGCTGAAATTTTCATAATAGTTAATGGTATACTTCAAAAGAGAGCTGTATCGTATACATTCCAAACTGTAGATGGTGGTTTACCTACAGAGCATACTGTAATTTCATTTAACGAAGCACCAGAGGATGGTGTATCATTTAACTGCTTCTATGTTGGTGAATTGATTGGTATTCAAGATATGTCACCATATTTTAATGGTCTTGATACTGTATTTGATTTAAGAAGTACTAATGGTGAGATATTCAGTTTGATTCATAAAGCAAAACCAGAAACTAATATAAGTGCTAATCTACTATTGTTTATTGATGGTGTATTACAGATACCATCTACTAAACAATTTGGAAGACCTCAAGCATATCCTGATTTAATTACAGCATTCACTTTACTTGGTAGTGTTGTTGAATTTACTGCTACACCAAGAGCAAATTCTAATTTTGAAGGGTATATATTTGTTGGATCTAATGATGATTATGATAGTGTTGATATTGATGCAACTGTTGAGGCAGATGATGTAATCATTCAGTATGATGAAGTAAGCCCAAGAATTATTAATAATGTTACTAGTAGTACTACTTTATCTGTAAATGATAGTGGTGGTACAATACTTGGTGCAAAGTCCTTGGATGTAACTCCTAATGGTACTGATTGGTTCCAAGCAGATTTACATAAGAAAGCAAGAATTAGAGAGTCATTACGTGCCAGAAGAACTCTGAAGAGTACTATTAATGGATTTGGATCAACGAATTCACCATATCCTTTATCTCTTAAGGTTTGGTCTAAAGTTGCTATAACTAAAATGACGTTAACGGATATATCATCAGATCTTCCCACTTCACCTGATGATGAAACTGGTAGATTTAGTTTAGTTCTCCCAGCTACAACCAACTTTGGTATAAGGAAGATTAACTGTAGATATACTTCATTTGTACCTAGACCAACTACTTCTGATGTTGATGAACTTCAGGGTATAACTGTTGGTTATGATATTCCTTTTGATCAAATAGTTAAATTAAATGCTACTGCAGCTGGTGAAACATTCTTATCTTCAACTGTAGGTGGTACTAATGGTGATGGTAGTATTGATACTATTGATACTAGTACTATTACATATGATACTACTAGAACTTGTACTCCAGTTAGATGGGATCAGGTAAATAGATTATTATATGTCAAGCTGGGAGATACTCAATATCCTATATTGACATCACATACTATTAAAGGTCATGCAGTAGATGCTGATGATCTTGTTAATGAGTATCAAACCATAGCAACTCATATATTTGATGCTACAAGTGGTTCAGTTGTAAATACAACTGATAACACTATAACTATTAATAGTCATGGGTTTGAGCAAGGTGAGGTCATTTCCTATGATAGTGATGGTGGTACAGCAATTGTTGGTCTAACTGATACCGATCAATATCATGTAGAGAAAATTGATGATAATACGATAAAATTAGCAGCATCTAAAACAGATTTAGAAGCTGATAACTTTATCTCCCTGTCCAGTGGTGCTGCTGGAACTGAGCATCTGCTCTTAAAGGTAGGGTTTATTTATAATTTCTAGTCCTATAAATAAAAAGAAAACCGTCAGACAATGGCAGCGATTTTAACTGATAAATTTAGAGTAGTATTTGCTGAAAAGTTCAAAGATGCTATTGCTCTTAAAGAAATACCTGGTATATCCAATGTTTCTGCTCTTCCTGCTTCTGCACTAGCAGAGGTGTGGTTGTTTTTCGCTAAGGCAACTGATTGGACGAATTTTGACGGAAGTACTACTAATGTAGCTAACAACCCTATTGACAATCAAAGTCAATCATTTAAGATTTATGATCAAATTATTGGTTTAAAGCGAGTTACATCTGCCGAAATGCGTTCTGTTATTAGGAACAATAAGTGGGCAACTGGTAGTGTATATGATATCTATCGTCATGATTATGGTGATATTACTAATGTTGTTGGTAATGTTACTACTTACGTTCAGTCAAATAATTTTGAACAACATTTATATGAAACTAATTTCTATGTTGTCACATCTGAGTATAAGGTTTATAAGTGTTTAGATAATAACAAGAACGGAGAATCTACTACAGAACCATCATCTACTTCTAGTGCTCCATTTACTTTACCTGATGGATATGTTTGGAAGTATATGTTTACTGTTAATGCTAATGATTTTGAGAAGTTCAAAACAGATGAGTATGTACCTATCCCAGAGGATAGTGCAATTGATTCTTCAAATGTAATTGCTCCTTCTGCAAACTTCGGTGGTTCAATTTATAATGTATTGATTGATAATGCTGGTACTGGTTACTTAGCAAACACTGAATTTGATATTATTGGTGATGGTACTAATGGTAAGATTAGAATTACATCTACTAACCAAAGTGGTGGTATAACAGGCATAAAGGTAGTCAATCCTGGTCAAGGTTATACATTTGGTCAAATTAACTTATCTACTGGTACAAACGGTATACTAAGACCTGTAATCACAGGTAAAGAAGGATTAGGTCAGAAGATAGGTAGAGAATTGGGTGCATATAGAATAGCAATGCACGCAAAATTAGAAAAAGATGATTTCATTTTTGGTAATGATTTCCATGTTGTCGGATTGCTTTATAACCCAGTAGTAAGTACATCTTCTGGTATTGCTGTTGGTACAAAGCAACTTAAGATAACATCAGCATTATCTTCATCCACTGATGGATATTATGATGATGCTCAAATAATTGGTGCTACTAGTGGTGCTAGTGGTAGAGTAGTACATTATGAATCCGCTAATGGTGTTCATACACTTTACTTTACTCAAGAAAATATATCGAATTATGGTCTGACTTCTACAGGAACTAAACCATTATTCCAAGCTAGTGAAAATCTTACTGTTACTCCTGTAGGTAATAGTCCAGAAAGTGTAACTATTGATTCTGATGCATCAACTGCAGTTAAAGATTCAGAACTCACCAGAGGTTCTGGTGAGATCATCTACATAGATAATAGGGCTACAATTTCGAGAGCCGAAGACCAAACAGAAGATTTTAAGATTATCGTAGAGTTCTAAAAAATGCCTCAGTCAACAGATCTTAATACACCTCCATACTTTGAGGATTTTGACCCTGATAAGAATTTCCATAGGGTGTTATTTCGCCCTGGATATCCACTTCAGGCAAGAGAACTTACACAGTCACAATCTATCCTGCAAGATCAGATAGAGAAATTTGGGAAGAGTGTTTATAAAGAAGGAGATCAGGTAGTTCCTGGTTCCGTAGGTTTTGATTTAAAATATACTGCAATACTAATAGAAGATGAATATTTTGGTATTTCAGGAGATTCTTTAGTTGCAACACCTTCAGGTTCAACTATTCCTTATATTATAGGTCAAACTATTGTTGGTAATACAACTGGAGTTAAGGCAAAGGTAGTTAATGCATTAACTTCGGCTCAATCAGAAAAAAGTAAGACGACGTTATATGTAAAATATATTGCTGCTGGTACTGCCAATACTAGTGGTACATTTGCTGACGATGAAATTATATTAGCACAAGATGCATTTAGTATTGGAACGACTGTTATACAGGCAAATACTGACTTTGCTAAGTGTGTTAGTAGTAGTGCTACACATACAGGATCTTCAGCTAAGATTACTGAAGGTGTTTATTTCACTAAAGGGCATTTTGTAAAAGTATTAGAACAGGAAATTGTTCTTGATCAATTTGATACATCTCCTTCATATAAGGTTGGATTACAAATTTTAGAGGAAATTGTAACTCCAGAGGAAGATACAACATTAACAGATCCATCACAAGGATATTCTAATTATTCTGCACCTGGTGCTCATAGATTAAAATTAAAGGCAGTTTTAGCCAAGAAAGCATTATCTGATACTTCTGCTACTGATTTTATTGAACTTTTACGTCTTGATGATGGAAATACTAAGAATTTCAATAATAATAGAGAAACATCAAATTTAGAAGATATATTAGCAAGAAGAACTTATGATGAGTCAGGTGACTATGAAGTAAGGGCTTATGACTTTACAAAAGATGAGTGTCTTAATAATGGAATAAACAACGGTGTATTTGAAACTAATACTACTACTGATGATGGAAATACTCCATCTAAAGATCTATTTGATATTGTAGTATCTCCAGGTAAATCATATGTTCGTGGTTATGAGA